TTTGATTTGCTGTGTGGCCATATAGTCCATTTATAAGGTTTACTGTCAGTATCAAATTCTCTCCAAATATGAATGAATTTATCATCTGGAAGTGTTGCAATAATAGTTTTTATCTCATTCTCATCTGCGTCTTTCCGGTACATATCTTTATTTTGCTCGTCCTTAAACACTATACACCAGAAATCATAATCTCCTTCGGGTAATTCAGGACGATATACATCAATACAATACTTGAATCTTGTTACTAGTTCTTTTTGAAAAGCTTCTTCACTAACAAACTTTATTGGTGGTGGGGTTTCGTTAATAACATCTTTATGAAAACGGCGCTTCTTAAAGTCTACCCCAGCATAACGTTCAAAATCTTGCAGAGTGCGGATATTACCTAAGCCACACTCTTTAAAATCGATTTGTTTTGGATCTTCCTCGTCTATTCCAAATAAAATCTTTACCCGCTTGTAGCTAACAGAATTAAGATCATTCCAATTGGAATTATCATCCCAGTGTTTTCTTGCTCCTGAGCGTGTGTATTGATGCCACACTAAATGCTTGTGAGGGTGGAAAAGATCATAACCATGCGTATATGAGCGTACTGCTAATGATATTTCTTCTCCGTGAAAATAAAGTTCAGAGTCATATGGCACTTCTTTACACCATTGACCTAAGGTAAAAATGAAATGCCCTGATAATCCTCGAGCTGGAATCGGTATAATAAGTTCTTGCCAGTTTTTAATAGTAGAAGGTCGCAAGAAAATAGGCCCTTCAGGCAAGAAACGATCGTAATTTATTTGCCACAAATCCTGTACTCGACCAGCTGGGTCATTAGCAGGTTCATAACTTGGAAGATAAGCAGTTAGTAAAGGTTTCTTATAACCAATTGCTTTAAGATCCTTAAGCATTTTAATGGCTGCGGTGTCCCAGCCTTGTATGAAACGATGATGGGAGTCTAACTGTAAGGTATAAGTTTGACCGTTATATTGATCTTGTATTTTGCGTCTTATCCAACATGCTCCTTTAGATTTTTTATAAGGTATTTCTATAATCTTTAAATTAGGTATACATTCAAGAGCATCAATACTTTCACCTTCTGCGTACTGCCAACCTATACAAAAATGAAGACGTTCAGGTTTATCAGCTTTTGCAATACAGTCCTTAACAGTAGGAATTAACTCCGGGTCTCTGTATGCCGCAATTTGGATAAAAATAGTTTCTTCCATAAAAATATTATAGAAGAACTTAAACGACTTTCAACTATTATCCAGGGGTACCGTTAATAGGTCCGTTAGGGTTACTGTTTTTATTACCACCAGCAGTGTTGTAATGGTCAGCCACAGCTGCAGCAGGCGCAGCACTTGTGCCGCCATTAACTGCAGCAGCTGCTGCATTACGTACTGCATTATTTGTAGCAGATAAGGTAAGAGGTAGATTCTTAAAATAGTGAGTGTGGGGCTGATTAATTGAAAGTGTTCCGCCCGCTAATGAAACTGTATCCCCGCTGCTAATAACCCCGCCGCCGCTTTTTGTAATAGTAGCACCAGAAATAGTGTAACCAGTGTCCTGTATTGTTGTAGACTCTGTAACTTGGAATTCTACCGGGGCAGTAACGTGCTGTAGATAAAGTTCTCCGTTAACATACGCACCACCGCCAATAACAACATTTTTACTAATACCAAGATTATCATCGACTACAACTTGATCCCGGTTACGGCTTCTAATAGTAACCAAATCTGCAATAACAGAAAGGTTAGTGCCGCCGTCTAAGTTAAAGTCATCAGTTGCAGCTAAGTTCATTTGCTTACCAGCAAGTGCCATTATTGTACCGCCAAGGTTCACTGGACCAGTGGTTTTAATATCTATGCCACCGGATCCTACTAATAAAGAATATCTATTGCCCACACTAAGGTCATAGTTACCACCAGGCATATCATCAATATGAGTATATTCAATAGCTGGTATAGTTGTAGTTACTAGTTGAGTACCACTAGTAATAACGTCTCTATACTGCGTAACTGTCTTACTGGTTAAATTGTAACGAGTGCTTGCAAATGTATTGAATATTAAACCAACGTTTAAAAACTTATGCTTAGTAACTGTTTCAACATAATTACCGCCCATACCAAGTTGAGCTTCAGCAGCTGCTAAAGCTTCAGCTTGCTGACTAATAACTGTAGTTAAATTATCTTTTCCAGTTGAACCTTCTGGTAATGCTAAAAGATCTGCTATTGATGTATATGCACTAACCCAAGCATCAAGAGCAGTTTTGTTTAAATTGCCTATCTTAATTAAATAATTCCCTTGTACGGAACTATCCGAATCTCTATCTATAAACAAGTTACTGTGACCTCTTACAGTTTCAAACTTATCTCTTAAGGTGAGTAGCTGAAAGTTTTTAGGGCTAAACAAAGAATTGAACTTATTGTTCATTTCAAAAAACCCACCCTGAAAGTGAGTAACTTTATAACTTTCTCGATCAGTGGTATTAACTATTTCAATAGCAGCGCCTCTTTGGTTTACTACCATTTTGTTTCTGTAGGTAGCTGTATTAAGATCGGTGGTTTGTCTTACATTCTTACCATTACTTTCAAACGTTTGCGGGTAATCTTGATATACGTTATTACTATCTTTAAAAATACTTTCAAAATCACTCTGACTAAATGATGCACCCATATATACAGGATACATTGGCATACCATCTCTAAAAAAGACCCAAACGTGTGCGCCTACATTCGGCACAGCAAACACCCCTTTAGCGGCATTAGAATAAGTTGCAGGGCGATATTGAGCACCGTTAGGATTGATTTTAGAAGTCTTATTAGCAGAAGTGTCAGTAAACGCGTCTGTTAGCTTGGTACTATATTTCTCATAAACAAATCCAGGCTTTTCACCCATTTGTTCATTGTTTAAATTATATTGAGGATAATTAGTAGAAAAGTTACTGCCGGATAAACTATAAGGGTAAGCAGCATCTGAAGTAGTTGCTTGGGCGCTATTTGCATTATAGGTACCGGTAGCGCTTTCTCCTACTATAGGAGAGCAAAGTTCAGCCCAAGGTAATTCATCCTTTAAATCGTTAATAATTAACTCTAAATCAGAGTTTATATTTTTACCTGGGAATTTAAAACTACGATCTTGTTTTAATTCGGCCCATTTATTATACACACCCGCGTTCACGTGTGGTACCCATACTTTTACACGGCCTCTATATTCTGGGTCATTATTTTGTACTACTATACCGAGATAAACTGATGAGTAAGTTTTCATTATACTTTTAATGCACTAACAGGAAGCTGCGCTTGAACTGAAACTGTAGTATTAGTCTGATCAACTACCACGGTTCTTGTAAGTCCGGTATTTTGATCGTCTTCGTAAACCATAGTATATGACCAATTATATGGGGTAATAAGATTACCAATAATACTATTATTGTAAGGTAAAAATTTATAGAGTTTAGGGTAAAGATTGTTTATAGTAGCTGTTAAACTTAAATTGGATGTAACTCTACGGTTTAAATCCGTATCCGCCATTATAAGATTACTATTATTTGGACTTGTATCTGTACCTGTAGGACCTATAGCTGCTATATTCGTTACAAATAAATTGTTAGCTACAGTGTAAAAACTATTAATAGAATTGGATACTCCCGGTACTAACAAAGGAACTATTACGGCACTATAAGGAACAGTTTGTTGGTTTTTAAAGTTGTTAAAACGGGTTAAATAATATAGCGTTCCAACGGATTCTGATAGCTGTTGATAGTACTCTGGATATGTTAAACTAATAGCGCTTAACACAACTGTGTTACTATAATACATTGCCTCTTCCCACCAATATCTACTCCAGAGGTAAGGTAAGCTATCGATGGTTGTTGTTAATGTAAAAGTAGGGTTTTGATTAGTACCACTTGCTAAAGCTGTAAAAAAGTCTATTTGAGAGCCTACAGGGTTAGAGCTAAATTGTGTGATATAGTATGCTTGTGCGACGCTTAATTGACTTGCAAAATTAGGCACTGAATACCCGTTCCAGTAGAACGTAGTATTATACAAATCAAAAGTTTGGACAACATCAGCCATTGTTTATACTTACCGTATAAATAGCGTTACGCTACATCATCTTTAATACGTATATCTTTATCCGCGTGTGGTTTAACACAAGTAAAGGTATTGGTATAGCCTCCTTGTGTAAATGTATGTACTACTTTTACTACATACCATTGCCCAAGTAACTTTTCATCAAAATCCGCGTCAATAGCACCTATTTTACGGTCAAGACCAATAAAGACGTTTGATTTACGTACAGTACTGCCAGGTACTGTAAAATTTAAACATTGATTAAGAAAAAAACCAGACTTAAGAATAGTGTTTCTAGCATCAGGGTAGCGATCTATTTTACTTGCCCCGTATGAGTATGGTTGTTTGTAATTAAAGTTTTGCGTTTTACTTTTATTAAGAGATAATAACGCTGTAGGGTTTTTATTATTAAGAAAACGTTTTACGTAGTTATCTTGAAAATAATTCTTTACATTTTCAATATTTGTATCTACTACATCCACATTAAATGTTTTATTTTTAATGCTATTGCTTGCGCAAGGTAAACTAATAAGAGTAAAAGCATTATCCATTGCAGCCATATCCACAAAACGAAAATTATTAATATTACTCAAATAGCCTAAATTTAAATTACGGGTGTTTCTATTAGTTTGCGGAGTTTTAGGTAATGAGGGTATAATAACACTAGTATCTGTAGTAGATGTTATATAGAACTGCTCTAATTGAAGAGGCCCTGCTGTTAAATCATTATCAACTGCAAATGAAAGCTCGTTTGCTAAAGATGTAAGTACCCATTCTTTGTTGTATCGGGTTCTATAAAGTAAAGGTACATCTCCATCAATTTGACCATATGTTTTACTTGCTACGTGTCTGTTAAAAAGATACTCTAAATCGTCAATAGAATTATTATTGGTAGGCGGGGTGTAGAATATTTTGCTTGAACCTGGATCCCAGAGCTGACTAAACACTTGAGGTTCGCTTTTTTTATCAAGAATATTTTTTATTAACCCTTGTATAGCTAGACCTGTAGGTACTTTACGTTGCTCGTCTGTTAATACACTCGAGCGACCATTTAGATTGGGGTAAAGTTGGTATAAAACTCTATTAGTATCCCAATTACTGGTAGTGCTTTCTACAAAAAGTTGATAGTCTAATTCCCAAAAATAAAGCTTTAAAATTTTATCAGCAGGAGTTTCTCCAGGTATATCTTCAGTATCATATACAGAAAACAAATATCTTATCTCCCAACCTTCAGATGGAAATGGATCATTATCTAATGAGTCTTCTGTGTCAATAACCGGCTTAATATTAATTACTAATATATCTCTACCATCGTTACGAAATTTATAGTTTGCAGCAGGATTAGCGCGTTCGTTCGGACGGCGTTCTATAATATTCTCTTTATTGTTTATTATTAATGTGCCTCGTTTAAACCATTCACGAGAATCTTCTTCAATAGTTAACGAAACTAATGCAGCTGTATTAAAAGGAAAGAGTATGCCATTATCTTGGGGGTTAAATAAAGCCATACCGAACTCATACGTCTGGTTATTAAGGCGTATTTTTGTGGATTGGGATAGTGTATCAAAAACAGCCATTATTTAATATTGGTTATTTGTGCAATTACTGCTCGTGCATAAGCAGGCTTAAGATATTTTAAGGTTGTACCCGCTTTAGGAAAAAACACAGGGTTTTGTATTTTATTTACCGAGCATACTAACCACCATAAAAGTATAGTGCCATAAATCTGATAAGAAATATTAGTCCAAGATTGAGTATCTGTTTGTACTACAAAAGTATCATAATAAGCTTCTTCAATATCTGCGGGGAAGTTTACTTTTGCTAGAATATTGTAATAATACTGATCCGTATTATTTTGATACACATTAAATATGTTTTCGTATCTAAAACTTTCTAAAACCGGTAAACTGGTTATATCGTTTTGAGACTGTGGATTAAGGTTTGCCATTTTATTCGTCTCCAGGTTCTTCTGTTTGAGGGTCTTCAACTACCACACTAATAGCCGCCTCAGGTATAGCTGTATAAAGAAAAGTATTACGAGTGTTTTTAAGCACACTTTCAAAAGAAAGAGAAACTTTATACGCTTCTGGTATTACTTTACAAAATGAATTTTGTACTCCGGTTACAACGTTACCGTTTTTAAGATTAATTATACGGGTAGACCCTACATTTGAAATACTAATATCTTTAAGATACGCTAGTGGTATTTTTTTATACCCGGGTACTTCTATATCATATAAGCACGGCGGGGTTAATAAATTTTTAGCTATTCTATTTGGTAAATTTTGGTATGTTAACAAATAACATAAATCCCAATTTCTTTGTATGCTTTTTATATCAGAATCAAAAGTATTATACAAATAAAAGGTTAAACTTATAGAGTCTACTGCTGATGCTCCTCTAAAAGCTTTTATTTCTTCTGCAGCTTCTGGCCCTGCTAACCCACCACCTAATGAACCAGTTGCTTTAGTAGTGCCTTTATAGATACTACTCGCTCCTTGAATAAAGCCAAATATATCAAAACCTTTACCCTTTGGACCACTTGAAACTTGAGGAGCTTGAGCTTGTTGGTTGTCCGGTAAAGAAGAAAATAATTTCATTAATCCGCCGCCTGCTTGGGTTGCTCCTTCTTTTATATCTTCAGACTTGCCCCATGTGTTACTCACGCCTATCATACTTTTATCTGCTACATAAGGTAAAACGTATCTAAATCCTGTCTGTTTAACAGTGTAAAGGCCTTTATAAGGATCTAAAGCTGATTTTAATGTAGAAGGTACATTATTTAAACCATCATATTTGCCTACGTTTTGAGCCGCAGCTGTAGAAACTTCTATTTCTCTATCTTTTTGTTCACTATAAACACTAGTTACCTGCGTTGACAAACCTTCCCCGGGTTGTGGTGTACTTTTAACTGCAGCACCTATTACTCTACCTGCTGCAGCAGCTGCTTCTGCAGCAGTTTTTGCACCAGCAACTAAGTTACTCGGTACGCCACGAAGGTTATAAAGATACCCTAAAAGTTCACTAGAAAGTATTTGATTATATTCAGTCAAAATAACTTTAGGCACTAATTGTCTTGCGCGTGGTCCTGAAAGTGTCCAACTAAATCTATCTACTACATTAATCTCCCCATTTTCTTTAGGTACAAGAGTAAACGCACCAGAATAAAAATCAGTGCTTTCCCCTGTTTTAGGTGCAAGAGGGGCTGGTGCCCAATCAAATAACAAAGGTATATACGAAGGCTTTTGATTAGGGGGTAAGTTAGAAATTTTAGGTTGATTTAACATTATTATAGTAATCCACGTGCATACATAGCGGCCTGTCTATACTTATTACGTTCTATATACGGAACGTCTCTATTAATTTCGGTGCTAGGGTTAGTTATAGTAGGAGCATTAGCTAAAATCGTAGTGCTTTCATCTGGCATTAAAATATTATTATTTCCGCCTGTTTCTTCAATTAACGGCCTAATAGAATTAATAAGCTCTTCAAGTCTATCACTTATTAATCTTAAATCATCTGAATATTGTTGCATTGCAGGTGCAAGCACTAATTCAGATTCAGGAGTGGCTGCTACATTTTCAATATTTTGGCTAAGCTTTTCTATTTCTCTAGTAGCAATAGATTCTACCTTAGCTGGTAATACAGATACAGGTACCGCCGGGCCTTGGTCTGTTTCAATTCTAAGTGGTCTTTCAAACTCTGACTCTTCAATTTCAGTCTGTACTTGCCCGGGTCCTATAGTTTCAGCTTGTACTTGTTCAGTTGCAACAGGGGCAGTTGCTACAGTAGCAGCTGGTCTAGGGGATGTTGCTGCAAGTGCAACAGTGGGGGCAGTGGCTGCTAATGCAGCTGTTATTGCTGCTACTTTAGCTATATTCGCTCCATTAACAATATCTACAAACTGTTTAAGCGGATCAAGATTTGCTTTAATATCTCCAAACCCGGTTAAACTTTCCTTCAACGCACTTATACTACCCACCACGTTATCGATATTACTTGCTTGTTCACCTATAGCTATTAATTGTTCAATAGGAGATTTTTGTCCAGAAAGAGTAGAAAATAACCCACCTACAAAATTACCAATACCTGCAGCAGCAGAACCGGCTCCAAAACCTGCAATTGCAGCCCCTAGTGCTACTATAGACGCACTTAGTAAGCCTATATCTACTGCAGAAATATTTGCTAAACGTTCTAATTGAGCAACAAATAATTCAAAAGGCTGAATTATAGCGGTTAACCCCTCTGCAAATGGAGATAAAGCTATACCGAACACCCCTAATGCTGTTGCTCCTAGTAGTAGTAACGGGGAAACTGCGCCTAGAACTGCTCCTACAAGTCCAAACTTTATTAACGTTAAAACAGCTTCATTAACGTTTTCCCAACTGAGGGAAAGAAAATCTGCAAGATTATTTGCTAATACCCCTAAACCTATACCAAACGGAATTAACGCTAAACCAAATAAAGCTAAAGGTATAGATAAAAGACCTAAAATACCCCCGACTACTCCAAATTTAATTAAAGTATCTACTAAATTATCAATTACTGAAAAATCGACTCCTCCGAACTTGGTAAGGGCATTACCTAATAACATTAAACCTAAAGAGAACGGTAATAACGCTATACCAAATGCCCCCATTGTTAAAGCTGCTGGCATAAGCAATAATGTAGTTCTACCTAAATTAGCAATTGCTTGCATACCGGTACTAATCATGTCCCAGCTTACGTTTGCGAAGGCTGTTAAGGCTTTAGCAAGAGTGTAAAGACCTAAAGAAAACGGCAATAAAGCTATACCGAAAAGAGCCATCGATACCGCGGCTGGCATAAGCAGTAGTGTTATTGCTCCTAACCCGCCTATAGCTTGCATACCGGTACTAATCATGTCCCAACTTACATTAGCAAAAGATGTCAAAGCTTTAGCTAATGTAAACATACCTAAAGAGAAAGGAAGTAGGGCTATGCCAAATATACCCATAGCAACAGCTGCTGGTAATAGTAAAGCGGTTACTACCCCTAAACCTGCGAGAGCAAGCATACCGGTACTAATCATGTCCCAGGTTACGTTTGCAAAAGCAGTTAGAGCTTTAGCTAATGTAAACATACCTAAAGAGAAAGGAAGTAAAGCTACACCAAATATACCCATCGCTGCAGCTGCCGGTAACAATAGAGCTGCTACTGTCCCTAAGTTTTTAATTGCTTGCATACCGGTACTAATCATGTCCCAGGTTACATTAGCAAATGCAGTTAGAGCTTTTGCTAGCAGTAACATACTAATAGAGAACGGTAATAACGCTATACCAAATATGCCCATGGCTGCAGCTGCAGGTAAAAGAAGTAAAGTCACTGCACCTAGGCTCGTTAACGCTAGCATACCAGTCGCAATCATGTCCCAGCCTACATTTGCAAACGCTTGTAAAGAGCGTGCTAGTAAAAATAAACCTAAGGAGAAAGGAAGTAGAGCTATACCAAATATACCCATTGCAGCCGCAGCAGGTAATAATAGAGCAGTTGTAGCCCCTAGCCCAGCTAGAGCTAACATACCGTTTTTAATCATATCCCAGCTTACTTCAGTAAAAGCAGTTAAAGCTTTAGCTAAAGTAAACATACCGAGAGAAAATGGAAGTAGAGCTACACCAAAAAGAGCCATCGATATTGCTGCTGGGGTCAATATAGCTGTTACTACCCCTAAACCCACGAGAGCGAGCATACCGTTTTTAATCATGTCCCAGCTTACACTAGCAAAAGCAGTCAATGCCTTAGCTAAAGTAAACATACCTAAAGAGAACGGCAAGAGAGCTATACCAAAAAGACCCATCGATACAGCTGCAGGGGTTAAAAGTAAAGCTACTGCCCCCAAACCACCTAAAGCGAGCATGCCTGTTTTAATCATGCTCCAGTCTACATCTACAAAAGCAGTTAATGCTTTAGCTAATGTAAACATACCAAGAGAAAACGGCAATAACGCTACTCCAAATGCAGCCATAGCAATCGCAGCGGGGAATAATACCCCAGCAACAATTCCTAACCCTGCAAGAGCTTGCATACCAGTTTTAATCATGTCCCAGCTTACATTTGCAAAAGCAGTTAAAGCTTTAGCCAACGTAAACATACCTAACGAAAACGGTAAAAGAGCTAAACCAAATAACGCCATTGGTCCAGCTGCAAAACCAAGTATACCGGCAATAGCGCCGAAGCCAGCTAAAGCAGTAAACCCTTTAAAAACGGAAGCCCATTCAACTAAAGCAAACTCTTGCAAACCTTTTGCTATTATTTGTAAACCGAATCCAAAAGGTATAAGAGCAACACCTAAAGCTGCAATAGCGATGGCTCCGAGCCCGACAACTTTAATAAGTGCACCAAATATAGCCGCGGTGGCGCCTAAAGCTAATAGCGCGACGGTACCTTTACCTATAGACTCCCAATCTACTTCTCCAAATGCTGCAAATCCTTTTGCGGAAATAAAAAGAGCAGCTCCTAATGCCGCAATTGCTGCAGCTCCAATAAGCATCTGTACAGTAGATGAAGCTAAAAGTTTAGTAACCGCTACTAAACCAAGTAAAGATAAAAACCCTTTACCTAGACCTGCAAAGTCTACTTTAGAAAACTCTTGAAAGCCTTTAGCTGCAACTACTAAAGCTAAACCTAACGCAACTATAGTACCTGCTCCCATTAAAGCTTCTTTTGTACCTAGTTTTTGAAGCCCGGTTGCAATACTATCTAAAAACCCCCCACCACCCGCAGGTACATTAGTACCTGCAACAGTACCGGCTTCTTTACCGCCTGCTGCACTAGATTTTAAACTTGCAAGAGCATTAACAAAAACATTCTCAAGGGACTTAAGAGCTGGTTCTTGTATTTCTTGTATACTAACCGGTTGTACCTCTAGCTCTTCAATTGCTTTTTCTGCTTCAGATTCCCCTGCAACAGCTGTTCCAGGAACCCCTGCAAATGCAGTACTTTTTAAGCCATTAAATTGCTTTTCTAAAAACTCTTCGTTTTCTTTCTTTTCAGTCTCTCTACGCTCTTTGTATTTCTTTTCTTCTTCTTTAGTTGCTTCAGAGTTTTTTACTTCTTTATCGTATTCTTTAAAAGCGTTAATTACACTTTCTTTAAATGAAAGCTTTACAGCATCAGAAAGACTATCTAATACACTAACCTTTACCGTATTACGATCATACTCATTTTTTGCAAACGTAGCTATTGCAGCCAAACGCGCGTCCATGCTCTTACTAAGAGCAAGAATTTCATTTAACCACGTTTGCGGTATAGGTGAAGTTTCCCTAGGTTTGAGTGCATCCATTAAAGATGCAATAATCCCGGGATTTGTTGGTTCTTCTGCCATATTGAATACTTAGGTACTCAATAGTAGCTTAGTAGTTATTAATTAATTACAAACAGTGCTGCATCCACCAACACAACAAGATCATTTACAACCTCGCCAGTCTCAGTATCTGTTCCGGACACAGTTAAAATATCCTTTTGCTTATTAACATATTTCTCCATGTACTTAAGCACGTTCTTTACTACTGTACTTGGTAATTTTTCAAGCACGGCATGGCGCTTGATGTATGGAAGAGTCTTGTAGTCAAGAACGGTTTCAGCATTATTATGAAACACAGTTATTTCTTTAATATACTTCGATACTTCTCCTACAAACGCATCCCCAATAGTATCAGTGAGTTGAGTACTAACTATTTGTTGATCGTTAAGGTTCTTCTCTCTTAATTGCTTTTCTAAATTAAACTGCTCAACGAACAATGGCATTTCAACATTAATAGTAAAAGGAGATTCATTTATTACAGCAGGATCTAAAGGTTCAAAAGCTTTAAAACGTTCAACTATCGGTGCAAGATCTACATTATATTTTCTACCCCCTTGGGCAATAACATGTTGAGCGCCAGTAGTAGCTATGCGAAGCTGAATAGCGATCGCTGCACTATCAATAGTAGTAAGATGTTTTACTACTTCAGGTTCAGTACAATTTTCAGCAATAAGATTGTAAAGAGCAATTGTAAAGCGGGTTTGAAAAACAGGGTTATCAACAGCTGCTTTTAAAAGTGCTTTCTGTTGACCAGTATTGGTGTTTTTAAATTTTACCTCTCTTTTTAAACTAGGTACATAAACTGATACATTAACTTCTTTGTTAATAGTATCCAACACGTTAAGAATTGTATTGTAATTGCTTGTCATTGTATTATAATTTATTACTTAATATCGATTATCAAGTAAACTCACTTGGGGTTTCCTTGCCTATTTGTTGACCACCATAGTTCGGTGTAGATGAATTATTACTCTTTTGGGCAGAATCGTATGCTTCCTGTTCTTTTTGATTTTGCTGTATTACGTAATTCCAATATAGTAGTTGCTCTGCAGGGGTAATTTGTTCCACGTAATCTGGAGTAAAATTTCCTTTATTAATCAAATTAAAAGCTATACGATAAAGATTGCCGAGATCGTCATTAAAGATAAGCTTACAAAACTCGAGTAATGTCTTCACGTCCGTTGATACCGGTAAATCTACAATATAATCCCCGGTAAAAGGAGAGCGTACTGTTAACAGTTTAATTAAAGATAGTTCCGTTTCTACCGAAATAATCGATTCGTAAACTTTTGCAGCAAGTACTAGAGGAAGTTTTTCTATTATTTCTAAACGCTCTTCAAAAGTTAAATCTTTAAACAATAAAGATTGATCATTAACAGTAATACTATCAATTGAACTTGCAAGTTGAGTAGAAAAATACCTTTCATCAGAAATATCAATAAATTGAAATTCATCTTTAACTTTAGCAATAGTGTGTACTACTTCTACATTATCTTGTTTAACAGCTCGAGTGTAATTAATATTTTCTAATCGACCTATTAAATCCTCAATTCGAACTGTACATTCGAATTCTTTATCAGTTTTAGGGCATTTAGCTTTAAGCTTAAGATCCGGATTAATGCAAATACTCCGGGTGTGAAGTAATATTATCACCTTATCGACAACATTAAGATCCTCCTGTATTATCCCGGGATAAACGTATTCAATTATGTATGATAGGTGTTGTAAAAACTCTGTCGTGTCGTTGTTATAAAGGGATTTAACCAAATCTCTATACAATTTGGATGTAATTTCTTTTACCCAAATTTTTTTATTTTTACCAGGTAATTTTATACCATACTTAAACGCCATTAAACTTAATTATCGCGCGGGCGTAAATTTGCTATAAGAACTAGCTACACCAAACTTGTTAAACACAAAAGAAACTTTATCTAATCTAAAATCATTTTTACCGTAAGCGTAATTTACACTAGCCATAGATACCGGTGCTACCCCGGTAAATCTATACACTTTACGTACTTTATTTTTATTGTTTCTATCAAACAATATACCGGTAACGTTAGTCTTAACGTTTTGTACAGAATTTTCAGCCCGAGTAAACAAGCCGTAATGACCCACTAACGCTATCCAAGGGCGTATTACAAACTCTGTAAAAGATTTATTAGTTTCAAGTATACCTAGGTCAAATGTGGAATTATATTGGGTACGATCTCCCGATACTACCCCTGAAAGAAAACTGCCATTAGTAGCTAGAGTACCAGGACGAGATGTTGCTACAGCCTCTCCAGGTACATCAAATGCATGTACGAACATACAGCCACGACCAGCAAGAGGGGCATTATTATCTCCTTTTGTAACAATACTTGTTAAAACTCTTTTTGTAGTGTTAACATCCCAGTAGCCGTTTTCTAAACCACTTGGAAATGATCTTAGTAAAGCGGGAGGTAATATTGTTCTAGATTCAAACACTAACAAAAAATTCGAATCAAGAGGAATTTGGGTGCTACTATCCCCTAAAAACTCCATGTATGCGGCTACATCTGAACCGCTTCCACGATCTGGTATGTCCGTAACTGCGTTAGGACCGATTAACGTAGCCATTTATTACCCCCCTCCGAGTCCTCTTAGAACTTTAGATAAAACCTTGTTAGTTACGTTTTTGGTTGCACTGCTAACTAAATTACCTACTGCGCCACCTATACCACCAGCCGCGCCTATAGCCCCTACGCCGCCAATACTAATCCCAATCGCAATACCACTGTTAGGGGTGCTTTCCCAATATTGATAAGCAATTGTAGCGTCTACTTCTTGTATACCACCATTTTTTGTTAGGTCGTATCCTATGTCGTTTATTTTAGTTACAAATGCCCCGTATAAAGTATAGGTACGAATAGGGTTAAGCTGATCATCTACTAAAGCCATTTCGATTATATTACCTCTCAAATCGCGTGGTGCCATTGCTCTACCAGTTGATGTTTGATGGTCAAACGTATCATACATTGCTGTTTCAAGAGTGTTTCTTATATTATAATCTTGAGAGCAATAAAATTTTACAGGCCAACTTTTATTTCCGTCAAATTGTGTAGTCCCTGGAATTTGAAAATCAAGCCCCATAAACGGAGCGCTTATTGCTGCAATTGTTTTGCTTGGTACATTTGCAGTTTTAAGAAAGACTAAATCTGCCGGGCCTAGAATAATACCGTCATTAACTTTAAATTGTGTAATTCTAAATTGAAAGTCTCTTGCAAACCCTCTTGTTTGCGCTTGGTAATAGAAATCTTGAATACCTTGATTGTTAACGGCCATAATAATATTTATGATTAGGATTCTGAAATTACGTATTGGAAAGCTAAATTAACGTTTAAACTAACTATATTGCCATTATCCCCTACATCGTAAGCTATACTACCTATATTAGCAGGGTATGTACCTTTAAGAGTATATTTTTTAGCGAATCTTTCATTACTAAGTCTTTCTCCTTTAGTAGTACTATTTTTTAAAACTATCATATCTAAACTACTATTCCACCACTTAGCAGTTGTCGTACTTGTATGTTCATCAAAAGTGGCTGTAGACCATTTTTCAAATAGGTCTCTAATAACATATTCTTCATCACTAAAAAACTCTACATTCCAACTAGTACTTTCAGGGTAGTCTATAACCGTCGGTACATTAAACTGAAACCCTTTAAAAGGTATTGTACTATTTTTAACCGTACGAGAAGGTATTAATCCAGTTTTTGCATACAGGTATAAATTACCGGTAGAGTCAGGTACGTATATATCTGAATTACCGTCGTTAATACGGGTAATTCTAAAGAGATTCTTACGTGCGAAACCCTTACTGGTCGCTGTTTGATAAAACTCTTGTATACCAGGCATTACTAATACTTAATGTCTGGACAATAAAAAAGCCCCGCTTTCGCGAGGCTTGTTTAATTAATTATTCGTGTCTCCAGAAGCTATAAGCTAATGTAGCTTCAAATTCTGTTGGCTTACCGTCGCCAGCAGCATCATAATCTACAGTGCCTAAGCCTACAAGATATACACCGAAGAGCTTGTACGTATTAAGTACGTTTTGGCTTTCGTCAATCAAGTTAAGTTGAATAACTTTATCTCTTCCGCGTAATGAAAGATCCCCAGTGGTGGTTTCATCGTTGAAGATTTGATTGATTTGCCAATCTTCAAGCTTTCTACGAATGATACCTTCTTTGTCGTTACGGAACTTAACAGTCCATGCTTCAGAACCTTTGTAGTCGACGGTTCCTGGCATGTTAAACTTTAAGCCGTGGTAGATTGCTTGTTGATTAGTAATAGCTCTGTCTGGAAGTTTCTTTGTAGTGATATATACAAAGTCGTCTTCGTTGAATGCAGTATCACCAATAGAGATGACTCTCATCATGAAATCACGTGCGAATCCTCTTTCTTGTGCTACTCTATAGAAGTCTTGTATTGATTGTGCCATATGTTATAAGATACTTAGGTTATTAGGATTGTAAGAGTTCGTTAAAGTTTTGTGAAGTCTTAGTAGCGTAGAAGTTTACTAAGATAAACTCTGCAGTACGAACTGGTTTAATGTAGATGTCAATAACAAGTGTGTTATCATCGATAACATCTGGGGTGTTGTTAGTTTCATTACATACGATCAAGTAATCAAAAAGACCTTGTGTATTACGAGCAAGTTCAAATACCGGTGTTAAGGTATTGATTACTCTACTACGTGTGAATGTAGTATTTGGCTCGAATACGAAGAATCTCATGGTTTGTAGTGCAGTCTTTTCTAAGAATAAGAAGAGACGACGTACATTAATACGATCGAATGCGCTTGGAGCCTTGAGTAATGTCTTTTGACCGAATACTGTAAAGCCTTCGTTAGGGAAGAACACTACAGGGTTTACAGATACCTTATAGAGTAAATCGCGTTGTTTTTGCTGTGGATTTACACCTAAGTCATTAACACCTACAACTTGACCACGGTTAAGACCAGCTGGTGCAGTCCATGGATAGTTGTTTGCGTCACTGTTGGTAATCATTGCTGCTGCATAACCAGAGAATGGTAACCAAACATTTTGTGAGCTGTAAAGGTCTTGAGCGCGTACCCAGTTACCATATGCTACAGAGTAGCTGCTGTTGAATGCAGCGTAGCTGTTACGTATTGGCCAATAGATATTTTGCGAGAAGTTCTTAGTCTTGTCGTCAAGAGTCTTATAATTGATACCAGTTACGAAGATGTAACGGAGTGGGTCAGAGATAAAGATGTGATCCTTACGACGACTACGTGCAAAGGTATCGAATT